CCCTCATTCTCAGACCGCGTTGCGCGTGGCGATGTAGCCCAGCAGGTCGCCGTCTGCGCTTACCGTCGCGCCGATGGTAAAACCCTTGGACGCGGTGGCGCTGCCGAGGTAGGCCGCGATGTTGGTCGCCGCCGTGGTGGTGGCCGCAACTTCGGTGTCGATGTCGATGCCGTCCTGGTTCGCCGCGGAGGCGGTCAGGTCGTTGTCGCCGCTGTCATTGACCTCGGCGGCAGCCGACGTGAAGGTGCCGAAAATCTGGTCAGCATCGAAGATCAGCCAGCCGGCCGCATCGCCGCCGGCATAGGAGCCGGAGTCGAGGATGACCTGCTTCACGTAGCCGTAGATCGTGGCGGACTGACTTACCTTGTCGCCGGATACGATCTCAAGGCTGCCGCTGGTGAAGGTCATCACCTTAGCCAGCCAGTTCTCGTTGATCTTGTTGCCGTCGGTCAGATTCACGACCCTGACGTGATCGGGAATCCAGCCCAGCTCGACGTTGACCGCCGAGGCGGTGCCGTTGACGAACCCACTCTTGACCTGTGCGGTCATGATTTCTTCCTTTCGCTACTTGCGCTGGCGAAGCGGGGCCAGTCAGTGCCGGCCCCGCGCGTCACGCCAGTGATTACAGTTCGGTGACGGCCACCTCGAGGCGGGCCATCCACAGCTCGTTAAGGATCACGCTGGTGAACCAGGTCTTCCAGCCCACGTAGCCGCGCTGACCCAGCGGGTCATCCTTGGTCTTCGTGGACGGGTTGATGACGCTGGGCTCGACCGCGTTGTAGCCACGCAGCGGCACGACGCCGTAGGCGTGCTTGCCGAACACCAGGATCGGGTAGATGTCCGAAGAGGTGGCGTCGCTCGAAACCGTGGTGATCGTCGCGTTGTAGGTGCCGCCGGCGGCAGCGAGCGGAGCCAGGTCCGCCGAGGAGATGAACCGCAGTTCCTCGACGCTGCCGAACTCCATCGGGTGCACCATCTTGCGGCTGCCGTACTGCGACACCGGCACGAAACCGGCCAGATCGCGGATGTCAGACTCGCAGTCCGTGTGGCAGACCGCCACGTAGGCGGGCTCCACCGGCATGGTGGCATAGTCCGGGGACCCATCCAGCACGCGGGTGATTTTCATCGCCTTCTGCGCCTTCAGGGAGCGGACCACGGCGCGCAGCTTGGTGAGGCTGACAGCCGTGTTGACGTCGGTGCGCTGGGTACCGTTGGCGTAGTGCACGTTGGTGCCGGCCTTCAGCACGCCGTAGGTCAGCGCCTCGATGGTACGGCCGATGTTGTCGCCGCACTGCACCGTGGCGTCCTTCAGCACCGGGTCCTCGTGGGTGTCCTCGATCACGTCGGTGATCGTGACAACCTGGCCGTACTGCTTGAGGGTGGCGGTCACATCCTCATAGCCGAACTGCGTGGCCGAGGGAGTGATACCCTCCTGAAGCGGCGTGTCGGAGGCGGTGAACACCTTCGGACGCCGGAACTTCTGAACAAGCGACTTGTTCTTCGGCATCGGCTTGCTGTCGCCGAACTTGTCGAGAACGATGTGGGGACCGGCATACTCCAGCATGTCGGTCGCGGCGTACAGCGCGGTGCGCTGAGAGATATCGCCGTTGGTAGACTTCGTAACGCCCGTGGTCATGGGTCTGGTCCTTCAGTTCACAGACCCGCGCGTTCCCTTTTCTTGGCTGCCTGGATTTGTTTCCACATCTGCTCGGGGTCGCCGTCCTCCGGGATTCCGCTGGCCATTCCTGGCCCAGAGGATTTCCCGCTGGCGGCGGTCTCAAGCTGACGCTGGCGTTTGCCGGATAGCGCGGGCTTGGGGTTGCCGTTCGTGCCGCTCTCGCGGCGCTCAGTGGCTCCCGTCTTTGCCTGCGCACCTTCTCCGTTCGCTGCCGAGGAAATTCCCAGGTGTTCCTTGAAGCGGCCCACCACATCGGCGGCCTCTTCCCCATCGACGATATCGCCTTGATTGCGAAGCGCGGCTTCCCGGATATGCCGGGGCTGCTGGTTAAGCCAGTCCTTGAAGTCCTCGAAGTGGCTGCGGATCGTCTGCTGCCAGTCCGGGTGCTTCGTGTTAAGGACGTCGGCCTGCTCCCGGAGGGCGGCGGTGCGGCGTTCCGTGCCGATCGCGGCCATTTCCTTTTGCAGCTTCGCAAGCTCTTGCGACTGCTCAGCGAAAAGCTCCTTCACCGGCTCGGCGATCTCGCCGTATTCGGTCTCCAGGGTTTTCCACTTGTCGGACTCCAGCGTCTTTGAGCCGGAACCCTTCGCCTTGTCGTCGCCGCCGGGTGTTTCACGTGAAACACTGGGTTGCGTCACTTGGCGTCGCAAATCGTCGATAGTCCGCTGATATGCCGCGATGCGGCCATCTTGAGACTTCTTGAACTGGGATTTGTACTCGGCCAGGGCGGCCTCGTGGGCGGCCTTCAGCTCGGTAGGTGCGTTGGCCCAGACATCGGCCTGGTCCTTCGCGGGGGCTGCGCCGCCGGGCTGCTCCTTGTTGGAAGCGCCGGGCTCGTCTTCGCCCTCGGGTTTGTCTTTCGTTTCCGCTGCCTTAGCAGCTTCCGCGGCGTCTTCGTGGTCTTCCTCGCTGGTGCTTCCCGATACCACCTCATCCTCTTCGGATGCCTTGGCGCCGGCTCGCTCCTGGCGAATCTGTTCCCACATTGCGGCGGGGTCTTGATCCTCGGCGGCCGTTGCGGCGGCGTCGGACTCAGTCTTGGTAGTATCGTCGGTCATGGACTTCCTGTCAACTGCGGCGGCCCTACCTGGGCGGCCTGGGGGAAATCAGGTGTACTGGTCAGTTACGCTGGGGGTGGCGCGGGGCTTGGGCGGGTTGCCCAGCTTCTGCAAGGCGCGCAGTTCCAGCAGGCGACCATGGGCGTCCGGGTCGGTGCGGGCCTCCAGCGCGTCGCGGTGCTTCTCGATGCGCCCGTCGATCCACTTCTCGATGGTCTTCCAGGTCTGGGAGTGCTTGTCGATCTGGGCGGTCATGACGCCTTCGCTGCCTTCCTGCCGTTGTTCTCGACGCTGATATTGCCGCCGCTGGGCGCCGCGATGCCGCGCTTGATGTTGCGCTCCTCCACGGCGATCTCGACCGCCTGGGCGCGTTCCTTGCTGGAAACTTCCATCTGCTTGCCGGCGAGCACTGCCTGCAACTGCTCTTTGGTCATGTTCATCTTGGCCGCGACTTCCATCATTTTGGTGTCGCGCTCCATGGTGGCCACTTCGAGCTTGGTCTGGCGCTCGAGCTGGGCGAGGTTCATCTGGGCGGCCAGCTTCTCCATCTCCGGGTTCGGCTCGGGCGGGCGCGCGGCCATTTCCTTGTCGAACTCTTCCTGGGACTTCACCACGTCGTCCGAAGGAACCATCATGCTTTGGACAAGCTTCTTGACCAGATCGGGGACCTTGAGCCAGGGGCCGACGACGGGATGCGCCGTGCCCTGGAACAGGAGGATCATGAGGTTCTGGGCCTGGATTTCCCGGACCAGGAGGACGCTGGTGCCGCGGGCGTCTACCTCGTAGTCGCCCTTGATGTGGTCCTTGGGCGAGAACTGCATGTTCCAGTCGTAGAGGCGGCGCAGGTTGCCGGTCGTGAAATCGTCGTCGAAGTTCTTGACGATGCGGCGGAAAACCACGTTGTCGCTGTTGCTCATGATGACCGCGCCGGTGGCGGTCGGCTCCGGGTGCGCGCCCATCTCGGTCTGTGTGTAGTTCGGCAGCGCGGACTCGGTGTCGATGTTCTGCTCTGCCTTGGCGATGATCGCCAGCAGCTCATCGGCGTGGCTGTCGATGTTATAGACCTCGAACGCCGGCTGATTGGTGGGGGCGTCCTGCTTGCGTAGCCATATTTTCTTGTTCCCAAGGGCGTATACGCCGTCCTCGGGCTCGATCACGCTGTCGTTGATGACGATCTGCGGCCCGACACTGAGGCCCGCGTTGTCCATCAGCATGCGCCATGCGCCGTTGAGCGCCTTCTGCGAATCGCGGATCATGTAGGGCACGCCGAAGCCGAAGAGGCTGGTCTCGTCCTTTTCCAGGTTGAAGACGCTGTAAAGCGATTCCCCGGAGTCGAGCGGGTGAATGCCGAATTTCAGCACCTCGCCGTCGCAGAACCAGACCGTGACGTTCATCTCGGTCAGCGGGTCGATCTCCTCCTTCTCCGAGCCATCCATGTCGTCGAGCATGGTCGGGTCCAGCATATAGGCCAGATCGCAGACTTCCTCGTAGTCGAGCGGGCCATGGTATTCCCAGACGTGGAACAGGTCGTTGTTGCCGCCGGGATCGTGCCACTCGCCGCTGATGGCGCGGAGTCTGGCCATGTACTGCGGCACCTGGTAGCGCGGCTCCGCTCTCAGCAGGCGGCGGATCGCTTCCTTGTCGAAGCCGGGTTGCTTGGCCAGCCGGCGCATCGCCTTCTTGTTGAGCATGTGGCGCTCGAAGGTGCTTTCGCAGTCCTCCATGTTGTCCACGTCGTCGGGAAAGAAGTTCCACGGGTCGA